GTACCGTTTGCTGGTTGCTGGCCAGGTCAAACATAGCCCATTTGTTGGAGGCGCCGGTGTCCTTCCAGTTGGTGGTGTCCAGCTCGGGGGATATGGTTCCGGCCCCGGCCACCAGGCGGGTGAATTTGCGGTGCAGCGCGGGCACAATGCACTCATCCAGCACCGCGTAGGTGGCGCCCGATACCCAGGCATGCTCGGTAGCCGATGGCTCGGTGGCCGTGGTGCTGGTCAGGCGGCCACTGGCGGCAGTTATATCGATGGGGACGATTGCTTTCATACAGCCACCGTCTGGATTGCTTCACCGTTTTGTGTAACGCTAGTCATGTCTTTTTGCAGCTTGGCGTTGGTCTTTTCAATGGACCTGATGTTGGTTTGCATGTCGGAAAACTGGGTGCGCAGCTCTCGCAATTCAGTCACCACCGGGGTCATATCTGGCCCGCTGGTGTTGGCCGTGGCTACCACGTAGCGCTGCTGTGCAGAGCTGCTGGCAAAGGTGGTGTCGGTGCTGCCGCCCAGCGCGCCAAAACCGACACGCAGGGTCTGGTTGACGGTGGTGATGGCATCCACAATTTGCTGCTCTGGCGTTTTGTCCAGCAGGCCACCCAGGTCGGACTTGATCTTTGCAATGCCAATGGCTTGCTCCAGCGCAGTGCGGCTGGTGGCACCCAGGGTGTCGAGGTAGGTTTTTGCAAAGCCGGTGATGCCGCTTTGGGCCGTGGCGTCTCCCCCGCGCGCCAGGGCGAGCTGGGTGGAGTACGAGGCCCAGGCGTTGTCGCGCTGCGCAAAGATGCTGAGCCCGCCGGCCGAGGTGGTGTTGAGGCTTTCCAAAAATGTTTTGATGGTGGCCTGGTAGTTGCTGCTGCTAGCATCGGATGCACCCTTGGCATTGCCCGAGCCCATGCCGCCACCACCGCCACCTGTTGTGCCATCGGCGCCGCCGTAGTGGTTGGTTCCGCGCAGCAGCCAGTACCAGGGGTCGGCTTTTTCCTCATCAATTTTGCGCTGGGCCTCTGTTGCCGCAGCGTCAGAATTCGAGCCTGCGATGCTGCTCATTTTGTTGGCGGCATTGACAGCTGCGGCCAATTGGTCAGCCGTGAAGATGCCTGCGTCATACAGCGACTTGGCAACGTCCACCCAGGCGCGGATACCTTCCTTGGTGGCGGTGTTGAGTTGCTCTGCGCTGAGGTCGATTCCTGCGTTGTGCAGGTCGGACTGCACACCGCTGACGGTGGCTGCGCGCTGTTCGTCTGCGGTGTAGTAATTTTTGTAGTACGTGTCCAGTGCAGAATTCATTGCCTCGAGGCTTCCAAAGGCGGTGACCAGCTTGGCAGCAGCCGCTGCACCGATGACGGATACATCAAACAGCTTGTCACCAAACAGGCCCAGCCAGCCGTTGGCAGCCGTCAGGTCAGTGCCCAGGCGGGCCATGGTTTGCGAGGCAGTCTCGCCGTCCAGCGCGAATGCTGCTATGGCGTCGCCATATGCGGCTGCGGATTGGTCGGCTGCGAACTTGGTCAGTGCGGCGTCGTAGGCAGCTTTGGCTTGGGCGGCATCCATGCCGGTGGTGTTGACCGTGATTTGGGCGGTGTAGGAATCCAGCGCTGCACTGCTGAGTCCAATGGCGGCACCATATGCGCGATTTGCTGCCGTGATGGCCTTGACGTTGTCGTCAATATATTTGGTGGTGGCCGCGTCGGCTTGCGACCAGGCACCATTCATGGTGGTACCGCCGCGCCCGGATTCTTGGGTGTAGTCAACACGGGCTACAGAGGATGCTCCGCCTGCACCGATATTGGCGACGGTAGCGCCGCCCGCGGGGGTGAATGTTGGGCCTGCCGATAGGCTTTGAATAACGGCAATTGCCGCCAATGCCGCACCTACGTAAGGGATCGCTGCACCAGCCGCGCCCATGAACGATCCGGCAGATGCAAGCGTTGAGGCGCTGGTCATGGCATTGGCAAACCCTCCAATGAATCCCTGCTCTGCAATGGTTGAAATGGTCCCTTCCATGCCGAGGCCGAATGCGCTAGTTGCACCGCCTGCTCCAAAGATGCTGCTGATGCCGCTGCTGCCACCACTCGCCGCCTGGATGGCCGCGCCCGACACGCCAGAACCACCCGACACACTGGCAGTGATGTCAAAAATCCACTTGCGTACGGTCATCTGGTAGAGCAGGTCTAGCAGCGTGGCCTTGAGCACGTCGCGCAGTTTGGTGAAGGCGTTTTGACCGCCCTGGAAGATATTGACGAATACGTCGTGGGCTGTTTTGTCGACGGACTGCCAGAGGGCGTTGAAGCTCGCAATATCGCCTTCCTTGATGGCCCCCTCTTGCTTCGCTGCACCAAGATCGCGCAGGGCTTTGGCTTGCTTCATGGTCAGCACGTACTGGTATTCATCCAGATCCTTATCGAGCTGTTTGGTGGCTATGACCTCCAGCGCGACGGCTTGCGATTCGAGTTTGGCGGCGTCCAGTGCGGCGATAGCCTCTTTGGTGAGGCCCATGCGGTCGTTTTGCTCTTGCTGGGCCGCAACGTCGGCCTGCATTTTTACGACACCTTGCTCCAGGGTCTGGACATATTTGAGGTGGGCATCAGCGGCGGCAAGAGTGGCTTTTTCTTCTTTTTTTCGACTCTCTAGCAGATGATCGTTTGCAATCTGCTCTTCTAGTTTTATTGTGATACTCGCCTTATGTACATCGGTCAGCTTCAGCGTTCCATTGGCTAGCGATTCGGTGAACTTGGCAGCGTCCTTTTCGCCTTCTGTAAGCTTTTCAGTTGTTGCCAGCTCCAACAGAGTGACGGCATTTTTTTCGCCGATGGACTTGATGAGTGTGTTGTAGGCCTTGATCTCCGGGTCATCTTTGAGCTTGTCGTTTTTTCGGTTGAAGCTGCCGTCCAGTTCAGGCTTGACGGCGTCTGCCACGGCCTTGATTCCCTTCAACTGCTCCATACGATCACGTAATTTCTGACCGTATGTTGTATCGCCCCATGTTTCCTTCATGGCAGCACTAATGCCGGACATGATCTGCTTGTACTTCTCTCCGTCACCAGTTGCCCCAAGCAACATCCAAAAACCATTGACGGAAATCGCCGCCGTTTTTGCCAGTACCCCGAGACCGCTGAATGCATCCATCGCGTAGGTAAGCGCAACAATCAAATCATGCGTCCACGAATTTAATGTTCCGTCCTTGGAGAGTGATGAAATTGCACCTCTCAATCCCACGCCTTTTTTCTCTAAATCGAGAAATGCTTGCAACAGTTGATCCAGTGCGGGCAACAAGCCGAGGCTCAAATCCTTTTTCCAAGCTTCGCTCGTAGCCGACAGTCGCTTTAGGTTCTGCTCAAAATTCTTGGCTTGCGCTGCCTGCTCATCCGTAATTTTTGCTTGTATGTCACCGGCAACTGCCAGGTCCTTCATGTAGGGCAGCATTTCGGCCCCACTCTTGCCCATCAGGGCCATGGCGGCGGCGCTCTTGCCGGTACCATCTTTGAATTTGTCCATGGCCTGGGCCACGGCGATCATGCGTTGGTCTGCAGACATTTTGTCGAAGTCTGCAAAGCTGATGCCCAGGGCGGCCAGGGCAGCGCCCGCGCCCTTGGCGTCTTCTTCGGTTCCGCTTACCGCCTTGGTCATTTTGTTCATGGCGGCGGCGATGGTGTCGGCACTGGTGCCGCTGAGTTTGCCGACCGACGCCATCTTGCTCATAGCCTCCGTGGTAAGCCCGGCCTGCGTGGCCAGCTTGCCCAGGGCGGCAGCGGCTTCGATATTGCTGCGGACCATGCCCATGAAGGCATCAACCGAAGCTACACCTGCAAAGGCCACCATGGCTTTTTTGGCCAGGCCAACAGCCTCTTCGATGCCCTTCATGGAGTCGCCGACAAGCTTTTGGGCCTGCTGCATCTTGGACTGAAGGTCCATGATGTCGGCCATGAGTTTGATGTTGATGACGTTGGCGTCCATGGTGCTTGTGCGTCAGTTCAGAAAGGTGTCGAGCTTTTGCTCCAGCTCTGCGGTGCGGAGCTGTTGCACGGAATCAGGGTCTGCAAATGGCGGCTTGCAGGCGGGGTCTTCAGCGGCCTGCGTGGCTGCCAGGAAGGCGAGGGACAGGAGGTGCAGGGTGCTTGCCTCCCACGCGGTAAGCTCGATGCCGGTGTTGTGCTGCCAGGCCAACAGCTCGGCATGGGTGACAGGGGCCGCTCCCATGCCTGTGGCCGTGACAGGGCCGACCTCAAAGAGGTAGCCCACCAGGTACATGCATGGTGGGCTGGGGGGGAAGCGAGGCTCTTTGCCATTTTTTTTGAGGGTTTGGAGCCGGGTGGGTTTGGTTTTGCCTTTGGCGTCGCGCGGGGTGGCGGTAAGCCAGGCCTGCTGGCGCACGTGCAGGGTCAGGCCTTTGGCTGCGGTTTCAAAAAATTTGCGCGGCTCGCCAAAAACTTGCTGGCGTCATCGGCGATGTGGCCGATTTCGATGTCGGAGTAAACAGCCTTGAACAGCTCGTGCCCGGCCAGGTCTTCGATACCAAAGCCGTTGAACGATGCAGTGCAGGCGGCCAGAAATTCAGCCTGTTCGGCGGTCTTTTCTTCGGCTGACTGTTTGTCGTCAGAGCTGCCTTGCATGCGCGCGAAGATGCGGTTGTTGTTGCGGCCCTCTGCAGCATGCTTGGCGCGCTGGTATTGCTTGGAGCCCGGGCTGTAGAGGGTAATGGTGAGGGGGGTGTCACCATCCGCTTGTGGTACGCCGGCAGCGTCGCGCACGGGCATGTCGGCAGTCTGGGCGATGGTAAGGTTTTTGATGTTGTACATGGTTGGCTGTTGCGTGCGAATGGGGTTGAGGGGGCGATCAGGCCATGATGGTGTCGGTCTGGCGTAAGAGCGAAAACTTGCCTTGGACGATGTTGTCCACGGTGCCAAAGTTCTCGATAAATTCCATGACCTGGGCGGTGAAGTAGCGAATGCCGCCGCCTTGCTTGACCAGCTTGAAGCTGTAGACAGCGGTGTTGCTGTTGGCTGCGGTTTCGATCAGGGTCTGGCCTGCGTCTGCACCGTCCCAGCCGACCACCATGTCGGCCTTGCCGAGCTTGTAGCTGGCCTTTTTTTCGATTTGCTGGGCGCTGGAGATGGGGGCGTGGGTGCTGGTGTTGTACGCGCGGCCCTTGACGCTGCCAATGTCGGTAAGCTCGCCGATTTGGACCCAGGTGAGTGCGGCAAAGCCGGGCACGTCGTTGGTGGCGGGCAAGGCGGCTGCGACGTAGAGCTTGGCGGTGGAGACGGTTTCAGTGGTCATGATGGTGTCCTTGAAAAATGGGGTTTGTGGGGTGCAGGTGGGTCAGCCGTGGGCTTAGGTGCCGATGAGCACGATGGTGTAATTGACGCCCGTGGTGCCCGCGCTGTTAGTGACCTTGATGAGGTCGGCCGTGGTGGCGGTGACGTCGTAGCCAATGGCGTCTGGCGCGACCAGAGCGATCATTCCGCCGGGACGGATGACCAGCACGTCGGTGACATCGCCAAACCAAGGGGCAGCCTGGGCGGATGCGGCGCCACCAAACAGGACGTTGTTGGTGTTGGCGGGATCAGCAGTGACGATGATGGCTTTGATACGGTCAAAGGTGATGACGTTGCCAAAGGCGTCGAGCAGCACGCCAGCCAGATCAAGGTTTTCAGTCGCGGATGCGGTCAGGGTGCGCGTGTCGGTGAAGATGATCTTGGCCTGGTTTGCGCCAGTGCCATCCGAGAACGCGTAGTTGGGGTTAAAGTTGACGTTATGCTGAGCCGATCCAACGTCCATCGTCTGGGCGTATGCGACAGTGAGGGCCAGCGAGATAGTGGCTGCAATTGCGGTAGTCATGATGTTTTGTTCCTCGGGGTGCTATCAGGTGGGTAGGAGGTGCAGGATCTGGATGCCGGTGCCGTCAGGCGTGGTGTGGCCGACTTTGTAGGAGCCAACGCCGATGCCCGATGTGATGACAAGCGACAAGCCTTCGGGCCGTGCAGGCAGACCGGCTGCAGGCAGGTGGAACTCTGGGCTACTGCCCAGGGGGCCGCTGCCGGCAATGGGGCGGTCTTCGTAACCGCAGACCGCTATGCCGACGACACCTACACCGGCCAGCAGCGCGGTGTCTGCAAAGCCGGATTGGGTGTCAAAGAACACGGACAGGTCTTCGGTCATGGACATGGCGGTCAGGGCTGGTTGGGCGATGGCTTAGACCGTGAGGGCGTCGACCATGGTGGCGAACGACTCGAGGTTGCGCACGTTGACGTCCACGTCTTGCAGGGCAACGATGCGCACGCCGCCCGAGCTGGATGCGGTGTAGGGGTCGCGGATGAGGTCGGTGGCGCCCCACAGGCCGATCATCAGGTCGGCAAAGTTGCCGAACAGGATGGCCGAGCAGACTGCACCCGATGTGCCTTTGACCAGGTTGCTGGGCACGGCGTTGGTAGCGGCTGCGCGGTAGCCGTTGAGTGGCTCGCCGGTGTTGCGGTCCCAGATGGGGTCGCCATTGGTACCGCTGAACTTTTGGGTGCGCTTGAGCTTGCCCCGGGTTTTGGCATTGACCAGGTAGCCCATGGTGCCGATGTCGGCATTGCTGTTGGCGACGTTGGTTTCCAGGTCGATGATGTTGTCCCACATAGGGGCCAGGCCGTTGGTGCCGCCGATGACAGCGGGGGTGATGCGGGTGAGCAGGCCCGATGGCTGGTTGGATGCGCCGGTACCGGCAATGGCTGCGAGCTGGATGCCCAGGCCCAGGCTAGTGGCCAGGTCGCGCATGACAAACGCTTCCACATCGATGCTGGATTGGTTCATGAGGGTGCGGCCAATGTCGGTGAAACCACCGGCCGTTTTTGGCGACATGAGCACTTGGCCGACAGTCTGTTGGCTCTCGGTGGGTGCAGTGTTTTCCGCCACCCAGTAGATGGTGGCGCCGCCGGTTTGCTTGGGGATGGCAATGTTGCCGCGCAGGTCGGACAGGACGGTGACGCCAAGTTTGTCGAGCACCATGGCGTTGCGCAGCATTTCGATGAAGCTGCCGCTCTTAAGCTCGGTGGCGACCAGGTTACCGCCCGCAGTGGGGGTGCCCACAACCAGGTCACGGCGCTGTATTTCGGAGGGCATAAACACGCCAGTGGCGGCGCGGCCGATGATTTTGGCAACGGCGTCAGAGCATTCACGCTCGAAGGCCATGTCTTTGTAGGCACTGGCGTCCGGGTTGGCCAGGTAGCGGGCGATTTTGAGGATGCTGAAGGATTTGATTTCCTTCTGGGTGAGGCCGATGTCTGCAGTGGGCAGGGCCTTGGTGGACATGTGGGAGATGATTTCTTTGGCGAAGTCATCGGCCGTGATACCGCGCTGGATGGCGGACATGGCCAGCTCTGCGCCGCCGGGTACGGTGGCAGCGATTTTGGTGATTTCGGCGGGGTGGTTGCGTTCAACGACAGTGGTCATGATGGATTTCTCGGTGGTGGTTTTGGATGGGTCGCACGCGGCGGTTTCGGTTGCAGTGGGGTCGGTGCATTCACTGTCAGCAGCGCTGTCTTCTGCACAGTCTTCGGCGTCGTCTGTCTGCCAAACGGTGACTTGGACGGTGAGGTCTTTTTGCTGCTGGGTGGGTGCGCTGAGGTCGGCGCTGCGGCCTACGCCTACGGATGCATCAGCGGGGACGCTGACAAGCGATACTTCAAAGGGCTCCCAGTCGGTGACGCGGTAGGTTTCCACACCGTCCTTTGTCTCGACCAGATGCGCTTTGTGAATCATGTAGCCGACGGATACGTTGCGACGGATGCCGCCCAGTACGTCTTGCCACACTTCTTCTGCTCGAACGCTTTTTCCAAAGCGCACCACGGCACGACCTACCCGGTCGGCACCGATTTCGACAGATTCGATGACGCCAACGACATCGCGGGTGTCGTGGTCGCATAAGAGGTTTGCACCGCTGCGCAGGCGGCCTTGGCGCATGGCAGTCGCTGTGCAGTCCAGTACTTCAATGCCCCAGTAGCGTTCGTAGGGGGCCTCGCTGGCAAAGGACATGGTGGCCGTGCGGGCGCCTTCGTCGACTGCTGCACGGTCGACCAGCAGGGCGCGCTCTGCACGGCCTTCTTGGAGGTGGCGCTGCAGGGCTTCAGGGATGTGCTTTTTGCTCATGGCCGCTACTGTGCGGCGCAGGGTGTCCGGTTTTCAAGGCAAAAGACCGGACGGTTTTGAAAATTGTTTGGCTGTTGATTGGGGCATGAAAAAGCCCGCGCTTGGCGGGCCAATCATTGTGCTGAGGGGATTGGATTACAGAGCGAGGATCGAATCGCGCCAGCCGCGTGCAATCATCGATCCGAGATAGGTCACGCCGGATGGGCTCGGATGCGTACCGTCTGCGCCTACGTACAAATCACCGTTGCCTTTTCCGGTGGTCCCTCCGACTTTCCCCTCTCCGGTTTGCCATGTGCCTACTTGCGCAGGAGACTGCATACCACTATTCACAGACGGGCCTCCATTCACGGAAGTCGTAGACGATGTGCTTGAGACCTTAGCGACGCCGGTTTTTCCGCTTGAGTTTTCCCATGTCCCGCGCAAGTTATCAACGAATACCCATGGGCCTGAAATCTTGCGAAGTTGAGTGAGTACTGCGTCTGAAATATCGGTTCTATTGGCAGTTTTTGAGCTGCTTTCTGTGGGAGCCCATGGGCCAGTAGCAGAAATGACAGCATTAGGGAAGGTTGCGCGCACTGCTGTGTAATATTGCAGGACAGCAGCATCGAAGTTGGCAGCACCAACACCCGCTCGCGTTTCGTTGATACCGAGCGAACAGTGCCAAATATCGCATGACTCTACACGCGACAAGTCTGCAAATGCAGTGTTCGCGTTTGCTGATGGGCCAGCATAATAGTACGCAGCTCCGCCCCATCCAGAACCCCACATATTCTCGAATCCGCAGCGCAAAGCAGCTTCACCTCCAGGACCGAGAGCGGGAAGGCGTTCTGCTGTCGTTGTGAAGTAAGAATCCCCATGAAGGACCACGGAAATATCTCTTGAAGAATCGACCGGTGAAATGCTGTCATTTGCTCCAATAGCAACCGACCCAACTTGCCCAAGAACGTAGATCCTGATTGACCTGACTTCACGCGATCCGAATGCAATGCGCGTCCACGAACTGACGGATGCGGTACCGGACGATATTGCGGAAGCTGAAAATGACTTTCCGTTTGAGATCCCGAAAAACTGCAATTGCCCGTAATGCAGTATTTCCAAGTCTTGTCCATCGAATTCAAAGCTGATGCACGTCATCCCAAGACCACCAACATTGGACGGGAACACCGGGGTTGACATCAAGAACTTTTCTTGACCGCTCATCGTGATTGGTGTTTGACCTAGCAGGGTTCCAGACATTTTCGATGCATTGAAAACTGATAGGTAGGGGGTATTGAATAAGTGGTTTACTTGTGGCGTATTACCGTCCCATGGGATGATTCTGACCGTCGCCACGGCTGGACCGGTTCCCGCCGATCCCTCTGTGATTGCTGGCGGTGATGCCATCACTTCTGGCACCGATAAGTATGGCGATTTTCTGAATTTCGATTTCAACTTTTCAACCGGGCTGGAAATCAGCGACAACGCGGACCCACCCGATAAAAATATGTTCCCCCCGGTGACAGGGTCAGTAACCACCTTGGGCAGGTATTGTTGCTGGCCAGCCTTGTTTTTGTAGCCAACATTGTCGCCAGTGCTGTCAGATTTGATGTCGACGTGGTGCGAAATATCAGTCATAGAGATACCTTCCAGATTTATGGTTTAGCGACTGCGCCTGCGGCCGATGCGGACAAAGACGGCGTTGTTTTCACCACTCACGCGGCCCGACATGATTGCGCTGGCCAGGCGCTGGTAGTGCTTGCTTGGTGATGGCAGCACTTCATCAAAGGTCATGGTGGGTGGAAACATAAAGTTCATGTGGCCCAACAGCGCTGGAGATAAGAGGCTGTCGGGAATACTTTCTCGCGTGACGATTGGTGTGAAGAATGCCGGTGCATTGGAGACCAGCGTGGGGGATAGCATGATGCCGGCAGGCGCAACCATGGGCGGGTAGAAAGCTGTGTTGTTGGTCAGCCGGGGCGGTGTGAGCGTTACTGCACCTGGTGTAACTGTAGGCGCGTAAACGGCTGCGCTGTTGGTCCAGGCGCCAGGCGCCAGGGTTACCGATCCTGGTGCCACTGTAGGCGCAAAAAAGGCTATGCCATTGCTGAGCAGGCCAGGCGTTAGGGGGACAGATCCGCGGGTTACCGTGGGCGCAAAGAAAGCCGTGCTGTTGGTCAGCAGTACCGGGGTGAGCGTTACTGCACCTGGTGCGACTGTTGGGCCAAAGAATGTGGCGGTGGCGGTGTACAGCGATGGAGTGAGACTCTGTGCACCACCTGACAGGCTGACGGTTGGGCCGTAGAAGGTGGGTGCATTGGTCAGAAGGCCAGGCGTAAGGGTTACGCCACCCGGCTGAACTGTGCCAGTAAAGAATGCTGGTGTATTGGTGAAGAGGCCTACAGTTAACGTCTTGCTGAGTGGGAAAACCCATGATTGGGCTACCGACTTGGCTGCTTTTCCTTGCGCAGCAGGTGGCGTGATAGACCGCCTGGGGCAACCAAAGCCGATACTGAACCAGGGTTGGCTCTTCATTTTCAGCTACCCGTTGGAAACCGTAAGCAGGCACTCTGGCAGGCCGGTGGAAGTGGAGTCTGCATTGACCATCAAGATCAGGGCGGATGTGTCCCACACTTGGGGCAAGCCGACGCGGAGATAGTCGTGCAGGTCACCATCATTGGCTACACGCACGCGCCCGCTCCACAGGGGCCGCAATACCAGCACGTTGAAATTGCCTGCTGTCATGGCGGTACCGCCATTGGTGGCGATCACACTTTCAATTTTCTGGACGCCCGTGTCCCCTGCCTGCAGCGCGATCTGGAACATTTTGCCGGCAGTGAGGGCAGATGCAGCCTGTGCTGCGCTGATGATGGAGGTGCGTGCAGCAGTGCCGCTTTGGTTGGTGTAGGTGATCTGGACTTGCCATGCGGTGCCGGTGACGAAAGCCGTGGTGACCTCTATCCATATTTCGGTGTTGGTGAAGTCTGTGCCACCCGGTACGCGCCCGGAGTAGCTGGGCTGGGATGTGAGCGATGTAGTGCCTGCTGTGAATGCGTATGCACCCGCCTTGAAAAGCATGTCGGCCAATTGCAAGCGGCTGGCAACAGAGTTGGCAAATTCAACATTCATCAAGTAACCGGTATTGGTGCTGATGCTGTTGAGCAGTGGGCAGCCTGCAGTGGCGCTGGTCGGTACGATGCCATTGGCCGTGCTGGTGCCAGCCAGTGTGCCGGCGCCGGGGTCTCCGGCCAGGTCGAACAGGGAGAACCAGATATTTGCAACTGCGGTGCGTGATGCCGTCTTTTTGAACGGGACTCTCTGCTTGCCGGCTGCGATCAGGCCGTCGAGTGTAGTGATGGCCATGGCTTACAGCTGGAAGATGCCAGAAGCATTCCAGGTGGTCACGATGTTGCCGCCGTTGGGGGTGACAGGCAGGCCGGTGACGCCGGTGTCAATGTAGGCAACCAGGCGCCAGGTGGTGTTGGCGCCTGCATTTTTGACATACAGCACCAGGGCCTCGGCACTGGCCCCGGTGACGCTGGGGTGGGTGATGTCGGCCCCGTCAAACAGGCCGTTGGTGTAGGTCTTGGTGGCGCCGATTTCCTGGTCGGTACCGACCACGCCGCTGAGGTCTGAATAGAACTGGTGGGCGGCGCTGTAGGTGTAGGTGCCGGTGTCTACCAGGGCAGCATAGACGCCGGTGGTGCCAGATCCATTGAGTGCGCAGTTTGCGGATTGCTGGATCAGGGCTTCTTTCCATTTTGGGTAGAGTGCGTTGGTCATGCCGGGGTCCTAAGGGGTAGTTACTTTTTGGCCTGCCGTGTCGGATTGGGCAGGTTGGCCGGCGGTTTGTGCGCCGGGTTTGGGGTCGTATGCGCTGAGCTTGACGCCCAGCTCTTTTGCCAGTTTTTGCGCGGCTGCGATGGCTTTCATGGTGTCTTCAAAGTCGTAGCCCATGGCGTCTGCCAGGTCTTGCGGGGCCATGAGGCCTGCGGTGACTGCCAGTATCTTGGCCTGCATTTCGTTGAGCGGGTCGACCCATTCCCAGCGGCGTGGCTGCCAGTCGTGCCTGGAGAATTTGGCCGACTTGGCAATGGGCAGCGGGCTGCCGTTGGGCATGGTGATGGCGCCGGACAGCAGGGCCATCTCGCGCCAACTGTTGTAGATGCGCTCCATGAAGATGCTGAGGAACCATTGCTGGTCACCAGACCAGCGGTCGCGCTCTTCGAGGCTGCCGCTGCGGATGCTGGAATAGCTGACGCCCTCCAGGTCATTGGCCAGGCTGTGGTAGGCCACGCGCCAGCCGCTGGCTATGCGTTGCAGGGTGGTTTTGACGAAGGGGCCAAAGACTTCGTTGGGGTATTTGCTTTCGTGCGGGGTAAAGATGGTGCCGCTGGCCAGGGTGTCGTAGGTGCCGGGCTGTGACACTGCGATTTGCTGGCCTTCGGAGTCTGCGCCGCCGATGGGCGCTGCGCCGTCTGGCGTGGTGAAAAAACCGTAATGATTGGCGCCATGTTCCGCAGCCAGTAGGGCAGACAGTTTGAACTTGCCCAGGTGGTGCAGGCTGATCATGCCGGCGGCCATCCAGGGGATGCCGCGCACTTGTTCGGCCCGTTCGACCTTGAAGCCGTGGATCATGTCATCCATGGGCACACGCTGGCGCATGCGGCTGCTGGTCATGCCGTCATTGGGGTGGGCCACAAACAGGTGTATGGCCACGGGGCGGCGAAACTGGTTGACCTCGACCCCCATGATGACGGCATTGCCACCGGGGCCGTTGTTGGTGTTGTAGTTGGTATCGATGCGGTCTACATCGATGACCTGTAGCGCAAAGTTGTATTTGTTGCCGGCGTCGGCGCCGCGCACTTCGCGCACCAAAAATTCACCGTCGGCGGGCATGCCATCGATGAGGGTTACGCATAGGTCGCGCAGGGACTGGCGGCCGGTTACGTCGCAGGCCTTGCTCCAGTCAGCCCATGCGGTCTCAATCGCCGTGTTGGCCAGTGCGTCGGGCTTTCCTGGGCTGTCTTCCACGCGGACTTGCAGGCGGATGCCCCCGGGGCCAATGATGTTGTCGGTGCACATACCCCGGAACTTGACGGCGTAGTCATTGTTTTTGGCGAGGTCTCGGCCACGACTGCGCAGACGGTTAAGGTCAGATCGCAGCTCTTGGTTGATGCTTTGCTCGGTAGCGAGCCAGTCGGCGCTGAGGCGGTCGATCTGCGCGGCCTGGAAGCGGCGGAATTGCTGGGCTTTGCTGCCCCCGGTCCAGCGGGACAGGCCTTCGCGGGCGCGTTGGAAGATGCTGGGTTTTTGCATAGAGGTGGTGGCAGTTAACCAAAGCGGACCATGACGCGACGCTTGTCAGGCAGGCCGCGGGCGATGTCTGCGGCGGCGGATTCGCGGTTGACTTCGATACGCAGTTTGTCGCGCACGGCGAGCAGCTCGCTTAAGGGGTATCGGAATATCTCGCGCCCTGCGATCTGGTAGCGGGCGGCTTGCAGGTTGTTGTTGTTGGTGATGTAGGCATCAAGGTTGGCCAGGGCGATGCGGGCGGTGCTGCGGTTGTCAAGCGTGGCGACACCGAAGGCGGGCGCCACCACTATGGTGCCGGTCTCTACCGTGTAAACCTCGCCCGCCAATGACACGGTGGCGCGCCAGGAGTAGGTGCCGGCGGGCCAGGTGGCCGTGGTGGCGGCGGCGACGTTGACCAGATAGTCATCACCATTGGCGGTGGCACTGAAGGTGATCTTGCCGGAGGCGTTGATCAGCGTGTAGGCCAATACCCAGCCAGCGGAGGCGAGGAAGTCGGGGAACGACTTGAGCCACTTGGCGGTGTCACCGGCAATGAGGGTGGTGGGTTCTGTGGAGGGGGTGGGTGCAGCCATGTTGCGACACTATGGCGGCGGGGGTGTCCGGTTTTCAAGGCAAAACACCGGACGGTTTTGATGCGGCTTAGGACTTGATGATTTCCCACAGGCGCGAGCGCTTGATGCCGTAGCGGCGCTCCAGCAGGTTCAGGTGTTCACCGGCCAGGTAGTCGCGCTTGATGGCGGCGTTGCGGCTGCTGTGGCCCTCGCCTGCCCGGATGGCGATGTACACGCGGTCACCACCAAACACACGCCGGGCCTGCTTGCTGGCGTGCAGGGCCATGTACTGGCGTAATTCGGCCCGCAGCTCAGGCGGCGACAGGGCCAGGGCGCAGGCGATGGTGTATTCGATCACATCGTCGGTGAGGGTGACTGCAGCCAGCAGGGCCTCGGTGTCAACCGTGGATGCTGTGGGTTGTACTGTGGGGGTGGGTGCAGTTTTTACCATGATGTGTGTGTAGCTTGGGGGCGGAAGGGCCGCAGGTTGAGCGGTTTGGGTTTAGCTTGTGCAGACGTGTGCACTACGGGGGTGGGCGCGGGTAATTCGGGCTCTGTAGTGGGGGCGGTTTGTTGGTGGGGGTCTTGTGGTTCTTGGGTGGGCTCTGCTGGCGGGGCAACGTAGCGAGCAGGGTCCAGCAGGTCGCCCTGCACTTCTTGGGCGTAGAGCTTTTCACGCTGGCGGAATAGGGTCTCGGCATGGCGGCCCTGCATGGCGTACAGGTGGGCAGCGTAGGCGAGCACCTCGCAATCCCAGGCCTCATTTCTACCGGTAGCAATCCACATCATGATTTTGTTTCCGCTCTTGTCTTTGTGCAGGATGCGGTGTTCGTTTCTCATTTGTTTGTAGTAGTCTTCCTCGAAGCCCAGCGGGGTGTGGAAGACGCCGGGGCCTTTACGTATTTCGCCCGGCAGGGTGCCCAGCTTCAGGCGGCCGTCGATCAGGTTTTTGATGGACTGGGTGCCGATGTAGCGGAATTCGGCGCCGCCTGGGACTTCTTTTCCCTTCCACGTAAATTCAACCTTGCGCGGCTTACCCAGGGGTGGCGCGTGCAGTGGCTTGGCGCCCAGCGTGGCGCACCAGTGTTTGCCGCGCAGCTTGGCATCACGACAGAATGCCTTGACTTCTTCGCCGCGGTGGCCGCCCATGTCGATAAAGGCGACGTCGATCTTCATGCGCTGGCCGCTGGCATGGGTGATGGGCGCATCAAGCAGTTCGGCCAGCTTGGCCCATACTTCGGGCTTGGAGGTGTCGCCGTAGATCTCGCCGTGGGCAATGCCCCAGCTTTCTTCCTGGCGGCCATAGGCGCGGACCACGTAGGCCAAGCGGTTGTCTTGGGTGTCGACGCCGGCCACGCAGATCAGGCCGCCCATGGGGCAGGTCATCAGGGCATAGCTTTCGGCCAGCTGCTGCAGAGCCTTGGCGCTGACGGTGTTGCTTTGTTTGTAGCTGTAGACCTCGCCTTCGACGTTGTTGGAGAAGGCTTTTTTCTTGTCTTCGTCATCGCCAACGTCGAGCCATTGCAGTACCAGGTTGCCCCATGGTGCCCAGCCTACTGGTGCAGCCAGGCTGCTGATGTGCCAGCTGGCGACGCCGGGCAGGCCTTTGGCGGTGGCTTCCCAGTAGGCTATGCCTTCGGCCTTGCACTGGGCCTCCGTCATGCCGGGGCGGCGGGCGTAATTGGCGGTCTTCCAGGCGGATTCGGTGTTGAGGGTGCCGCAGCCTTCGCAGGCGTAGCGGGCGCTGGCAGCGGTGGCGGTGGGGTCTTCGTGCAGTACCCATTTCATTTGGCCCCAGCGCAGGGGTTGCGCATGGCCACAGTCGGGGCAGCACAGGTGCCACTTGCGCTGATCGCCGCGCTTGTATTCGCGGTCGATGTTGCTGGCCCCATCTACGGTGGGGGTGCTGTCACCAAACATCTTGCCTTTGCGGCCGAAGTTCCGGTACCGGGCGCGCAGGCCTTCGAAGATGGAGCCCTGGTTGTCGACATCGAGCGGGTATTCGTCAGCCTCTTCAACCTTGATGTATCGGATGGTGGCCGACTTGGGCATGGAGCTGACGCCAATCAGGCGCATTACGCCGCCCGGGAACTTTTTGCGCAGCTTGGTGTTGTCAGATCCTTTGACGTTGGATGGACGGATGCGACGGCGCAGCGCGCGGGATGATTCGCGCATGGGTTCGAAGCGGGTCAGCTCCCACTGCTTGGCGTCTTCAAGTTTTGGGAATGACACCAGGATGTTGCCGGCGGCCGTGCAGATCCAGCTGGCGATCATGTTCTCGCCAGACACACTGCCGCCGAGCTGTACGCCTTTTTTCATCCAGCCCTCAGTCCACGATGAGGTGGCCGACATGGTGCGCTGGGGATCGATCATGTACGGCGTACGCTCAGGCCGGTAGGCGCCTGGCTCCACCGCGTCAGCAGGCATGACGCGCTCGGTGCGTGCCCACTCGTCGGCAGTGATGACGGGGTCAGGATGCAACGCGGTGGCGTAGGCCTTGGCGAGCGCTTGTATGGGTGTCACTCAATCACCCTGCCCATCTTGGTCATCACTATCGGCCTGCTCAGCAAGGAGCTTGTCGACCGTGATGCTGGACAGCACAGCATCGATCTCGGCATTGATCAGCTGTTCGCAGTCATAGGGGTCAGTCAGCGCCGCCACTTGCGATGCAATACGGGGCCCAGTGTTGCGCAGGGCATCACGCAGGCTGCGCAACGTTGTGAACCCGAGCCGTTTTGTCTCATCAAGGTCAAGCAGTTTCCCTTTGCGCTGATCAAGATCAAGCCGTTTTTCTTCCAGATCTACCGCTGCAATTTGCGCTTTGCTTTGGTGGTAGCTTTTCTTGATTTCATCGGCATCTGGATCACTGGCGGGAATCTCGAAATCATCAAAATCAGAACCAAGTGCTGCAGCCTGATCGATACCATCTGCTGGTGCATCGAAGTTGGGCGTGAACAATGTGGACCGCTTCGACTCATCAGTGTTGAGCGCCCACAATGCATCGGCTTTTGCGCTATCGATCTTCGGATGCTGGCTGCCCTCTATGGCGACCAGAGAAGCAGCAATACGACCCGTTCGCCGGCCTGTTGCATCAGGGTCACCGATGGCTTTTTGCACGGCACGCAGGCTGCAGCCGTGGTGCTCAGCGTACTGGCGATAGCTCATCAAAACCATGGGCGTACCCCACAGCACATTGATATGCCTGTATTTCCCCACCGTATACCCTGCCCCTTTTTCTGTGCACGCGTATTTATCGTGGTTCGAATTACCCTTGTGTGGGCACCTACGGAAAGTACCTTGATGGGGGGGGTGGGGGTAGTCGCTGCTATCACAACAGGCTCCCTTGAGTTTTCAGGAGGGCTGTATCGATGGATTGGGCTAGGGCCTGCTTGAAGTTGCTTTGCAGGTCGCGGTCGATCACGCGCTTTCCGATGCCATAGAAGTCCAAGCGCTGCTTGTAGGTTGCCCGCTTGACGAACATCAGAATGGGCTTGAGGGATGACCCGAAGCCCGTCGCCATACGCTGATAGACACCAGGTGCAAGATGCTTTCCCTGTGCATTTCCACCTGGTGGGTTCACCCAATAGGTGAAGCCATAGACGTTCTTCTTTGCATTGCCCTTAGCCAGGCGGGCGCGAGTGGCCGCATTGGCCTTGTTGTAGCCCGACTCCGTGTAGGTCTGCAGCACGTTCAGCACTTGGCTGATCTGCCCACGGCTCATATTGCCGTATGCGTCCAGACTGGCACCTGCGCCAGGGACCACGTTCCATCCGTCCGGCAGGAAGCCCGCACGTGATAGCCGTACCTCCATGCCCTTGTATGTCCGCTGTCCACCTAGAACATGCGGCTCGATCATCGTCTTTCCGCCCACTTCACCCGCACTGTTGGACCAGCTGTCCTTGTATGCCACCTGCGCCACCAGTTTTGACTTGGTGGCATTCGCAACCCTTAGCGAGTTCATCACCCATGGCGTGGGCCGATCAAAGACGCGCCTCATTTCCGTCTGGACTTCGCTCTTGACCTGGGCAGCGGTCTTGTTGAGTGCCAGCATGGTGGCGTAGGGCACTTGTCCCTGTGCCTTCTTCAGTGCTTCCTGTACTGCAGCCGTATCGATGCTCAATTTGACTTGCATGATGGGCTCTCCGTTTCGCATATCTCAATCGTTACCAAATCACCGTCACGGCGAGTGACTTTCAGCAGCTTTCCGTCTGCCCTGGACAAATAGCGCAACGATGCAGATGACCAGCGTGTGCCGTGAATGAGCCAGGTATCGTCCCAAAACTGATATCCCCGCGTCTTCGACAGATGCCAAAACAAAAAGTCAAGCGGCCATAGCAGTGCATATGCTGCGATCTGCCAGGGGGTTAGAAGTTGGCCTTCTGGTGTTGTTCCAAGAATCCAATTCC